GCAGAGAACAGTGTTAGCCTTGCCAATCACACACTGGCTGTCTATCGTTTGTTGTTTAGCTTTGCTATTCGCAATGGCTTTACAAAGCACAACCCTTTCACTGAGGTGAGTAGACGGCAAGACAAACCAAGGCGTGTGGTGTGGGAAAAGAAACACATCAAGCAATTCATGGACAAGGCATTCACCAAATATGAGTGGCGTAACATTGGACTGCTGGTGTACATGGCCTACTCATGGGGTCAACGCTTGGGCGACATGCGACTGCTCACATGGGACAACTACAATGCTGACACTGGCGTGATGAAGCTGGAGCAGAGCAAGCGTAGGGCAAGGGTGGAGATACCAACTAGCGCTGCCTTGCGTGAGATGCTGGCACAGCAGAAGGCTGACATTGGCTGGCAAAAGTACATTGTCCCGTCACCTATTGGTGATGGCAGTGGTGGCTTTAAACCCTACAGTCTATTGCAATTGGCTAAGGTTGGTGGCACAATCATGCGAGAGTCTGGCATACCAGATCACCTTAAGATGATGGACATGAGGCGAACAGCAGTGACTGAGATGATTGAAGCTGGTGTACCGCTGACCAATGTCATGTCTGTCACAGGACATGCAACAACACACAGCCTTACACCTTACATCAAGAACACATTAAAGAGTGCATCTGTTGCACAGGATATGAGGGATATGATATGAATATCACCAAAGACATTACTCGCAAGGACGGGGTACGCACTGTCACTGTGCAGCTTGCTGCTGGTGAGAGACTCATGGCATTCAAAGAGGACAGTTATTACCGACTTGGTGGGCAGCTTGACGATGTTGTGGGCGGGTACTGCATCATTGACAGTTCGCGTGTGTACTGGTGCAGCATTGAACAGAAGTGGGTGGACGCATGAACAAAATAGACAAAGCACTTGCATTGCAGTGCCGCCTAATCACAAATGAAATGCGTGGTATTTATCCAGATACTTTGCAGGATTTTGCTGATCTAGTCCGTGCGGATGAGCGCAATGCAATCTACGATCAGTGGCACTCATGTGTCATGTCAGACTTAGAGAACGGGGTGAAGTGGTTGAATGAGAAGGCTGCTGCTGAGTGGCATAAAAACTATCCAGCGCAGAGTAATTTGTTTCCATCATGGGTTGAAGCAAGGGGACAATCATGACTGAAGAAGAATTGAAAGACATGCTGAAGGCGCGGGATATGCTAGATGCACAACCAGTGCCAGAACTTTCGCCAGAAAGGTTGCACAACATTATGGAAGCTATGGGATTTGCACAGCGCCAGTGGGTAGGGCTGACAACCAATGAATTACTTGAGTGCGCCAAAGACTTTGACGGGAAACTACCTCAAGGATGGGCAAAGATTGTTTACTTGGCTCAAGACATACTTAAGGAGAAGAACACATGAAAGTTTATAAGCACAGCAATGGTGAACTACATTGGTATCCAGAAACAATTCCCAAAGGATGGTATGTTCAGCTAGACCCAAATACATTTGATGTTATGTGGTGTAGACATTAGACTAGGAGTTAAAATGAAAGTAACAATTGGTAAATATAAAAACTGGTTTGGTCCTTATCAACTAGCTCAGGCTCTTTGCTTTTGGATGAAGGATGACACCGATTGTGTACACAAATTTGGTGAGTGGTTGGCACATGGCAGTGTGTGTCCTGCACCAAAGAAAGGTGACACGATTGTGTTGAGGGATGATCGACCCATGACAATGCTGTATAAGTTTTTAACTTGGATACACACCTTTCGCAATCAAAAGATTAGTGTACACATTGACAAGTGGGATACATGGAGCATGGACAACACACTTGCCCACATCGTATTGCCTATGCTCAAGCAGCTAAAGGCAAGTAAACATGGTGCGCCGCATGTTGATGACAAGGATGTGCCAGCTGAGTTGAGATCAACAGCAGCACCGCCTAAAGAAAATGAATATTGTGTTGATGACAACCATTTCAAACGATGGGATTGGGTGATGGGAGAAATGATCTTTGCTTTTGAAAGTCAATTCAATGATTGGGAAGAACGGTTTCATACTGGCAATCATGATATACGCTGGATTAACAATGACAGTGGAGTGTATCAAATGATTACAGGTGACAAGGACACATACAAGTACGACATGAAAGGTGCTGCTGCTTATCAGAAGCGGATATCGAATGGATATAAATTGTTCGGTAAATATTATGAAAACTTATGGGACTAATATGAATAAGCTTACAGGTGCTGCCCTTGACCGAGCGGTAGCCAATACGATGGGGCTTAAAAGCGTACACAATTGTGAGGAATGGGGAGAACACATGAACCGCATAGAAGAAGATGATGACATCCAAGACTACAAGAAGCCGTGGGTAGGGCTGACGGATGAAGAGCGCATGAGAGTCTTGCAATTCATAGACCCAAAAACCGTTAGGCTTCCACCGAGATTTAAGAAGTTTGCCGAGTCAATTGAGCAATTGCTAAAGGAGAAGAACACATGACCAAAGACGAAGCACTCAAGCTGGCGCTTGATGCGCTGGAGAACATATCAACCGCTTTGCGCGAAGACGATGTACTTGGTAGCGACAGTGAACTGATGCTGAACGCCATCACCGCCATCGAAGAAGCCTTGGACGAGTGTGATGAAGATGAACTCATCATTCGATACCACGAAATGACAATCAAAAGGCTAGAAAAACGCATTGAAGAATTGACGGCACATCCACAACAAAGTATATGGGTAGGGCTGACGGATGAGGAAATACTACAAGGCAACAAAGAGTCTTGGGTAACTTTACAGGCATGGCAGTCTGCTGTTTGGTGGGCAGAAGCCAAACTCAAGGAGAAGAACACATGAGTGCATGGTTGATTGCCGTTATCGGCGTGGTATATTTAGTGGTTGCTGTTGATTTAATTATCAAAGGTAACATAGGATTGGGCATAGCCTTCGTTGGCTATAGCATAGGTAATGTAGGCTTATACATTGCAGCAAAGGCTGTAGCATGACATGTAAATGCGCTAGCGACAACCCATTCCTTTGGAATGTAAATCGTAGATCATCATCGTTTGCCAATGACCCTTTGTATACGGCAAGACTTAGTAGCGGAAAAACAACAGGTCAAATTATGACGGATGTTGTAAAGAAGAAACGCGAAGAGAATGTAAACTATGGTTCAGTCTATGGGTTGAACAATGACAGAGAGGCGGCAATGCTTCGTGCTAAATTGTTTAACATCTTTGCAAGAACTCCACCAAAATAGAGACATGGCTTTCATAAAGACACATACCCGCTGTGAGAAATGTGGCAGCAGTGATGGCTGTGCTATCAATAATGATAGATCAACCTACTGTTTTGTTTGTTCTGTATATACACCACCTGATGATGAGAAAGAATACACTGTGATTGATGTAGAAATTAAAGCGCCAGATATGTCGTTCCTCAAGAACTATGGCAATGGCAATGCTGTGTCTGTGGTCGATAGACGCATTACTAAAACAACAATGGAACGCTTCGGTGTTGTTCGTGATGAGGATAAGTATTACTTTCCCTACTACGACAAAGACCTACAGCTTGTAGCTGCTAAGGTGAGAGGTGTGAAGGACAAGACCTTTGTTGCCAGTGGTGCATGGTCTAAGGGTACGCTGTTCGGACAGAACCTCTTTCCTACTGGTGGCAAGTACATCACCATTGTTGAGGGTGAGTTCGATGCACTGGCTGCATACCAAATGACAGGTAGCAAATGGCCTGTCGTTAGCATTCGCAATGGTGCAGCATCGGCTGTCAAAGACTGTCGTGCCAACTACGAATACTTGAACAGCTTCGACACCATTGTCGTTTGCTTTGATGGTGATGCTGCTGGTATCAAGGCCAGCAAAGAAGTGGCTGAGCTTTTCGGTAGCAAGTGCAAGGTGTTCAAGCCTGTTGCTGATCACAAGGATGCGTGTGATTGGCTTGCTGAAAGCAAAGAAGCAGCATTCGTTGATCGCTGGTGGAAGGCTGAGTCCTTTGTACCTGATGGCATCGTAGCTGGTAGTACGCTGTGGGATGTTGTGTGTACACCAATGGCACCAGCCGATTGCAACTACCCGTGGGCAGGGTTGAACGAGATTACCTATGGCATCCGCTTCGGTGAGCTTGTCACCGTCACTGCTGGCAGTGGCTTAGGTAAGAGTCAGGTGCTGCGTGAGGTGGTGTGGCATCTGTTGCAAAAGACGAAGGACAACATTGGCTTGATGTTCCTTGAAGAGAGTGTTCGCAAGACAGCGCTGTCGATGATGAGCTTGGCAGCTAACGCACCATTGCATCTACCTGATGCTGTTGTCTCCAATGAAGAGCGTGAACGAGCTTTTGCTGAAACACTTGGCACAGATCGGCTGTTCTTGTTTGATCACTTTGGCAGCACATCAATTGAGAACATTGTCAATCGTGTACGCTACATGGCAAAGGGTATGGGATGCAAGTATGTATTCCTTGATCACCTGTCCATCATTGTGTCAGCACAAGACAATGGTGATGAGCGCAAAGCCATTGATGAAATCATGACGAAGCTGCGTATGTTGGTACAAGAAACAAACATTGCCCTCATCATTGTTAGTCACTTGAAACGACCAGCCAATGAAGGCCATGAGGAAGGTGCGCTTACATCATTGTCACAGCTTCGCGGCTCTGCCGCAATTGCACAGCTGTCAGACATGGTGATTGGTCTTGAGCGCAATGGACAATCTGAAGACCCTGTGATTCGCAACACCACTAAGGTGCGTGTGTTGAAGAATAGATACAGTGGACAGACAGGACCAGCCTGTCACTTGCATTACAACAAGCACACTGGTAGAATGTTGGAAGTTGAACCTGAACCTGATGGAGAATTGTTATGAGTGATTGCAAACTGTCGGTAAATGTTGATAAGTGCCTACCAATTGAAACATTAAGGAACGAACATGAGCGAGATAGAAATCTATTGGCAAGCGATAAGAAAGAAGAGTCCTAGACCTTTACCAGAGTTTAAGAACCTACAACCAATGCACCAGCATATGATTATTCAAAGCGTCAACTTGTTACTAGCTGTCATCAATGGTGCATCTAATGACATGGCTTGATCGAACCCTGATAAGGGGTGACTTCCTTTGTCTGTGTACAACAGAGGCTGAGTTTGTAAAAGAACTTAAGCGAACAAAGGTGCCAACCCCGTGGCCTAA